GTATATGCGTACGTCAACCAGTTACCACCCCAAGCCGCACCGTGCGCGGTTTCCGCCACCGGCGGAGTCTCGCCAACAGGAGCCGTCCACAACACAATCGGCCCCGATAGAATATCTGCTATTGCCATGTTACACCTCCAAATTTATGAATCATCCAGCCACATTGTGTAGAATACCAACGTAAACCACCAATTCTTGTCTCTTTCCTGGTCTTGCAGCAATTGGCCCGGCCCTTCCGCCAGAGCATATCGCATCGTCGCCCCACGCCCTAGATCCAGGACATCATGCAGGGTGCGATAACATCCATTTGCCTCCAGTTCGGTTGCGCCATAACACTTGAACTGTACCGACGGAGCTATCAAGGCCCGCTGTTCGGTCTCGAATCGCCCCCCGCGAACCTTAAAACAGATACACGGGCCAACCGAAGGCATGTAGTCTACCGCTGGCACGTCTGTCCCAGCATAGATTCGAGCACCAACCAACGCGGTTAGCGTTGCCTCGGCAATTAGAAAAGCTCGGATTTCCGCCTCTACGTCGATCACTAAAACTTCTCCCGTCGTACGATACCACCGAAGGACTTGACTACATCCTGCATAGCCTGGTACAGGAACGACCGTCGCATTTCCTGGAAGATCGAGTAGTGCGCCCCGAAGGCCACTGCACTTTCCTTACTGGTGGCGACCGGAGCCTTCGCTGCCAGCTCGCCATAAGAAGTGCCAGGTTCTTTCGTCCGCTTGTATTCACCAGTCGGCCAGGTTTTGCTATATTCATCATGCTGAGCCGACACTACATAACCGCTATTTGTCATAAAGCCGGTATCGATCTGCCGATTCTCACGAATGTTGATGCGAGCCTGGCCCAAAGTCTGCATAGCTAACTGGTCCAGAATCTTCTCGTCAGCATCTTTCAGGGCCGCGCGTACCCGCTCGCCGTACCAGTTCACCTTCCCATCTGCCATATCTCACCAAGCCATAACGCCGAAGGTAATACTTGTCACTGACCCTGCACCCGCTGTAGCCCAAGTCACTTGACACTTTCCAGTGCTGGTATTGAACGTCTCTGGCAGAAACGGGCCTACCGCCTTATTGGCAGCAGCCGTGACCGTTACCGCCAAATCGTCTACGGCCAGCCCGTTTACCGTCACAGGCGTTACAAATGTCGCTGTGAGCGTCGCGGTATAACCGTTCGTAATATATACGAATGTTCGTCCATCGTTGTCAAAAGTGTTGCCATCGGCGTCCGAACTGGCCGTGTTCATGGTCGGGGTCAGCCCGGTCAAGATGATCGATTCGACACTCACTGGTGTCGCAGCGGCATACACTTGGCCCGCGCCCATCTGCACGGGCGGCCCAAGCGAGGAGGCCCAGATCATCACCAGCAATAATGCTATTCCTAGGCTTACTGTCAATCCTATTCGTTTCATCCTGCATCACTCCCATCTGTGACCAATGCCAGGTCACAAGTCAAACATGTCGGCCCCCGGCGAATCTTACCCAGAATCTTGTAATACTCAGATGTGATCTCCGCCCCGAACCGATGTGTTAATTCAATTCGATCTTTTGTTGTCACTACAGAATCGAGAGGCAGGCGCAGCACTGTCCGCATCGTAGCCACCTGGTCCGATGCTTCGATGCTACTCGTCGAACGAATGTAACCGAAGCCACACTCGGTCGGAATGCCCGATGATACCCAGGTAGCAGGCGCAGGCTTGCCATAAGCGTTGATAGCCCCGGCGGTGTAAGTCAGTATGTCGCAGGTGTCCATCATGGAGTCTACCTGCACGCCCTGCATTTGCGCCAGGTCGGTCGCCGTCAGCATCAGTCGTCGACCTCCGCCAGATTACCAATCCATTCCGACGGGATAGAACGCGTCTCGCGAATTAGGTTCACTGTCTTCATGCTGCGCCTGGATGAGTGATAACGCGCTTGTGTCAGGCAGTGCTCATGTTGCTGCGAGTGAGTGAAGTTCCCGCCGTCTACTGAGAAGTCGAAGTTCGCCGCGTATGTGGCGGCCTTCTCACCCCACATCTCAGCCGCCGTCGCATGAAGGTCAAACGTCGGAATCCAATCCTCGTTCAAGTCCTCCGTCGGTGGTTCGTCGGAGGTCTCGAATGAGTATGGCTTCTCGCCCCGTTCGTCAATGAGCGGGTGCTTAGCGATATACTCCACCACGGTGTCATGGTCGTAGGTGCTGCTGTTCGGCTCCCCGACCATGCGCCGTACCTGGGCGATCATCTCGGCGGTCACTTCGTCAGCTACAGCCATGTTTGCCCCCTAAGCTACGCTTACCAACCCGATACCACTGGCCTCGTCGGCCTCCGTCCCGAACGTGATATACCCATCGGAGTCGTTGTAGATTTCTTGCGGCCAAGGCCCCAACACCCACGTTTCACCCGAAAGAACATCTACGGTTCGGGTAGCCGCAGCTAGACTGTCTACTGTCATCACCGGCGTGACGGTGATCTCATTGTTCCCCGTGTTCACCTCGGCCGCGATCATGATAGTCTTGCCGTCGTTGAGGAACCTGAATCCCCCCACGTTGGTCACGCTCTGCATGTTGATCTCTGCCCCAGTTCGTAGTATCGCCTGGACCGTCAATGTTTCCAGTGCCATGTTTACCTCCTATATCTAGCACCGGCCCCTCTCGGAGCCGGTGCTCGTTAATCTACGACTGGCGGATGTACTCCAAGCACAGCTTGCCAGTAAAACCGACGGTCGTGGCGGAACCGGTGAATGTGATGTACTTGTCCGAGTCCCAATCTACCGGGTCAGTCAGTTCCGTCTCGGCCGTGCCTTGCGGAGCGAAGCAATTGAACAGTGCCCCCTCCGTGATGCCGTTGATAGCCCCCGCACTCCACAGGTCGGATGCCGACGCGCCGGTGGTAGTAATGCCCATGCTCAGGTTCGCGGCCCCAGTGCTGGCGGTCGTACAGATCAGATAAGCCCGCAGGATAGTGACATCCACCCCCTCCGGGTTAAGAATCTGCCCGATGCCCGCGGCAGCCACAGAAGCCACCCCCGTAATGTCAATGGTCAGGAATCCCCTGCCCACTGGATCGACTGCTACAGTCATGTTACACCTCCAATTTCAAGTAAGCCCCTCGCCCCGTAAGACGAGGAGCGGTTTTCATCTGATTACGGTAAATCAACCCACACGTAGCCATGGCATGTCTGATTAGTCTCTCCTGGTTCTGGAATCGGGAACTGCGGCACTAGCTCCAGGGGCGACTGAGGCAAGATGCCAGCAATGGTCAAGTGCTCTTTAGCATAGACAAGATACATCTCTTTCTTGAGCTCCACTGCCATGCACGATCTCTCGCCTTCCCAAGCCGCCACCCGGCATATCCGCAACTGACTCGTCTCGACGTCGTACCACAGCATCACCCGATCCGGATACCCCAGTAGTGATTGGGTCTCTGAGTTCCAGGAAAGTATCCCCGCCGCACTAATCTTGACAACAGCGGGATCTCCCTCTAGTAATTCCCAAGCCATAGCTTATCTCCTGCTTTTAGGTTGCGGCTACGGCCGCCATGATCGCCGAGTTGCCCCCGGCAGTGTAAGTGCCAGAGTCGGTAAACACGATGCCCCGGTCGTTGTCTTCGATGTCACCAACCCCCAGGAATGAACAATCCTTGAGCACGATCCGGTGTGTGGCCGCGCCCATGCCCGCCGGCACGGTGAACGCTTCGGTCATGGTAATCGTGCTCGAATCGTTCAGGAACAAGCAATTCTTGAAGTAGATGAACCGGTCAAAGCCAGCACTGTCTACGATCTCCACGAACTTGGCGCCGATATGCCCCGCATACATCAGGAACAGGCAGTCCTCAAACGTAGTCCGAGGGCCAGCCCCGTCGAATCTCACGCCAGCCATGCCGTCTCCTGCCGCGATTGTGTCGATCCCAATGGTACAGTGCTTGAAAAAGTTCTCTTCACCACCGTTGATTAGCAGCGATGCCCCGCCGTCAATGGCCTGTGTTGCGTGGCCTCCTCCAGCGAAGTGCACGTTCTCGAAGTAGTTCCGGCCCCCTGTGACCTGAACGTTGATCAGACTGGTAGCCTCGTCAACGCCCTGGAAGCTGTAGAAGTTCTTGAAGATACCACCAGTGGCTGTGAAGTTAATCGCCGGTGACAAAATCAGAGCACCCGCGTCCATGATTCTCGCTCTCTGAGCGATGTTCGTGGGAGCACACCACCCCACCAGGTGAGTGTAGCTTTTGTCCCAGGTCAGCGTCGCTGCCAAGTCGTTTTTGGTAGCTCCGGCGATGTATAACACCACATCGTGCTGATTGGCAACACACAAATCCTCTGCCGCCTCAACACTCGCCAGCGGTTTTATCAACTTCGTGCCGAGATTACTATCACTCCCGTTGGCCGGGTCGACCAAATAGACTTGGCTATTTGGCCCCCGGGGGATTCCCTGATAGCTCAGGAATGCGTCGATATCTCTTGGAAATAAACCCATTATGTCACCTCCCCTTATGCCGTCAACGCGGCGAATGCGCAGCGGTTGGCCGCGGTTGCCTGCATCCGATTGATGGGATTCGGCAAGGCGACGCCGACACGCATGACAGCGCGCAATGCGATCATATCCTGCTGAGCGAGGTTGTAGACGATGTCACCAGCGGCGTCCTGAATCACCGCTTCGGTCAAGACCTTGTAGGTGATGTCCTGCCGCATGGCATATACCATCTGCGACCAGTCGCCAGAGAACATGAGGGCCGTGCCCGGAATCATGCACCCGTTCAACGGGAAGTACATCGGTGCGCCGTCAAGCTCGTAACGCGTCGCTTCCTGCATAGACGATTTGAAGATCGGGTTGCCGTCAGCGTCTCTGACGTTCCTGAGTTGCCCTCGCATGGAAATGTCCGCGAGGTGGGCGTTGGGAATGAACCCATCAGCTTCGATAGACATCAAAATACCATCGACTCCGGCCCCAGTCTCGCCCATAATCGCCTCGTACAGATCGGCGTAGGCCGCGATGGACAAAGTCGCAGTCGCGGCGGTACACACCGCCGTGAGACCAGCCGCCCCCAGGT